TCGCAGCAGATCGCCCAGGCTGCGTGTCAGCTCAATGCGACGGTCAAGGGACATTCGCCGTATGGTGAAGCTTACATCCGGATATATTTCCGAACTCTTCCGGACATAGCTTTCATAATTCGTGAACTTAGCCAAACGCCACCACCATTTCATCATCGCCGGCGCCTTGCGCACGACATCCCTGAAAATGCCATTGAAGGCGAGTTTCGCTATCGTCAAATTGAGGAACCTCCGGTATTACGCTTTTCAAATAAACTCCACACAACTGGCCGGTCTGTTGCCCGAGCTGCAACATCACTTCAATGGGCGACCGCTCTCGAGCAGCCTTATACAAGGCTTGGCTGCTTGCCTCGGCTCTTCCGTAAAGGGAGAGATCAACGGTTACTGTCCTCCGTCCGGCGACCAGGCACCTGGGTAATGCCGAACCGAATTCTTTTGCGCGCAGTTCGAGGTTGTTATCCAAAGTTACCCGGGCGTCGGTCACCGTGAAAAATTGTTCCGAAAGTGTGCCCAGCCAGGCTTGCCCCAGATGCCCTGGTATAAGGCTGTAGTTGTAACCGCCAGCCGCGGGTTCCGCCGGAAACTCGTTGAGTTGGCCTTGCCCCTCAACAAAACTGCAATTATCGATCAGATCCATGGCTGCGCCACGAAATCTGAACTCGTGATAGTCGCCGTTTACGCGTAAATCCAGCTTGTCAATGCCTGCCCCGCAAAGTATCCGTTGAACGGCCTCCTCCGGGCTCCAATAGTCAAAAATGCTTGCGCTTTTGAGAGTTGATCCTGGAAAGTAGGTTATCGCCGGACCGATCGGCGAACCCTCGCTGGGAGTCAGCGTGAAAGCAGCGTTAAGTAAGACGGTGTTATCATCGACCACCGCTTGCACAAACCTGATCTCCCCGCCGAAAGTCACGGCCTGCCCCGGCTCGAGCCCGTGGGTCTGGCTGAACACCAGTGTCCGGCCGCCTGATCCCGCTCCGGCCGTGCCGCCTGCGTAATGGAGAGTTTCGCCTCCCAGGGCTGCCTTGAAAAGGGCGCTATAGCCTGTTTCCAGCGACTGAGGGTCAAGCCCGGTCATGTAGGTGCGCAGCTCGAATTCCGTATACCTTCTCAAACTCTGCGGCAGGCCAAGAAAAGTTCGTGTTCCGGTCTTATCACGGCGCAGCGGTTTTTCAAACTCCTGTTTTATGCTGAGTTTCACTCCCGGAAATCTGTTCTCCGGACCGATAATCGGCGTGGCGCCGTAGGCTTCTTCCAGCGCTGCGTAGAACCTGTTATTGTTTGATGCTATATAGCAGGACATCCTTTTCCTCCTTTTTGTTTAGCCTGCACTCACGTCCACCTCGAGCGAGACTTTTGCTGTTTGGATGAAGTTTTTTCCTCCATGCTTGACCGGCCCGAACGAAACCTCATACCCCCCCGCATAGAACGCTCCGTTTCCCCAATCGCCCCGCCGTGAATCCAGTACGCTGGTCACGGCTTCCACATAAAAATCCAGCATTTGGCCGGTCTCCTCAAGCCGGTCATGTGAAACTCGTATTTCAATTGCCAGCCGCGCCTTTCCGCTGAACATCCTGAACTTTTCCCGCAGTTCGTTTATTAGCTTTTCGCAGTAAACGTAAACCGCAGGATATTGAACGCCGGCAGTCCGCTCGGCCAGCTCATGACTGATGCTCTGCGCCAGAACTGTAGGAGAAGGGATTTGGCTGCCGGATTCAGTAAGTGCACCTACGGTATATGGCAGGCCTGCCGGCCCCGCCAGCATCTCAGCCAGTCTGCCTGTCAAGACTGTTGTAAGCTGCGCCATTGTTTCACCCCCGCCGGAGCAGCCGCTCAGGCCGTATGTAGTAACTTGGCGCTTGCCCGTCGCCTGCGACCTTGCCATCCTCTCGCAGGCCGCTTGCGGGCATAACCCACCGTTCGGTTAACCCAAGCGGGTAGGAATTCTGCAGCCTGGTGGTTTCACCCCCATAACTTGCATATAGATTCCACCCTGCCACGCCCGGCGGAGCTACAGGCGTCGCAACTGTCGGGATCAGACCTTCGACTACTTCGACTACCTTGAGGTCACTGGGACAGCCTTCGGGTCCGCTAACTCCTACCCAGGAAATTCGAAGCCAGTAAGTTCCCGGCGCGCTTTCGCCGGCTTGCAGCTCGACTTCCGGCGGCTGAGCCTTCGGCACCGGTGTGTCCACCATGCCGACCCCCAGTTTCAGCAGGTTGTCATAGGCCCACTTGGCCAGCCGCTCGTATTCTTTCCACTTTTTCTCGTAGCGGTCGTTCAGTTGGCTGTGGTAGCTGTCCCGGTAAACCAGCGCCAGGCTGTGAAAGATGTGCCACAGTTTCAGAGCAGGCGTAACTACAACTTTATAGAGATCGCCCGGCGAATCTCGGAACATTTTGGCGCTCAGCTCAATCGCCAGTTCCTGCTGAGCCAGCTCCAGCTTGCGCGTGAGATCGATCTTTTCCGTGGTTGCTAACTCGTAAATCGAACTTTCGTAGCCTCTGAGATCTTCCAGGCTGGATATTGTTCCATCGGTAAGTAGCGCCATCTCTCGCCACCTTAGTCTTGAGCGGCCGGGGTCTTTTGCTTCGGCCGGCTTTTCTCTTCCGTCCACTCAGGCACGACCGTAACCTGGATCCTGTTCGCTAGCGCCGCCCGCTCGGCTGCCCGCCGGGCAGCCTCGGCCTTGGCCTTGTATTCGCTTGCTTCCTCCGCAGTAGCCAGCCGCGCGGCGCCGTCGACGATGAGCTTGGCGGCGATGTCGCGAGTAACCTCGGTCAGCACTCCTGCTTTCCCGCCGTCTTGCGTTTCCAAACTCGACACCACAACCGGCCCTTCAGGCAGGCTTTCTTCCGTTTGCCGCAGTTTTTGATAGTATGCTCTCAGCTTCATAGGTACCCTCCTGGAAAATGGGCCCCGGCCTTCCCCATACCGGGGCCCTCATTGTTACTGCCGTCTAAGTGTTGACCTGGACGCCGAAGGAGTTCCGAAGAACGCCTACGCCGTAAAGAACATCCACTGTGAACTGCTGCGCTAGCGTGTTCGGCTGGTAGCTCATCACCACCCGCATTCCGAAATTGCCTACCTCGGCGTATTCCGCAATCGCGCCTGTACCGGGCAGAGGCTGCGGCAATCGGCGAATTACTAACCCGATCGCGCTGCGCGCAAATGCCAGGTTGTGCGTGGCCACCGGGGCGCTCCCGGTCTTTTTGACAAACTGCGACCGGAATACGTAGAAGTCCTTGATCTTTCCAACCGTCCCCTCGACCAGGGCCCGCAGCCCTGCTTCTCCAGCGGTCTGGAATTCGCTGAATCGCGGAATCTGCCGCAATTGTGAGTAAGTGGCTGAATCGACCACCAGGTACTTCGGCTCGCTGGCGGGAACCTTGGCCTCAAACAGCGTGGTCTCCGCCTGGTCGATCGTGGCTTCGGTGATCGGAACGCCGCTGGTCCCCACCGGCGTGTTGGCGGTAAAGCTGGCATAGAGCCCCAGCAGGTCGCTCTCGATCTTCTCCGCCAGAGCCACCAGCGCCGGCTGCATGTAGAGCTTGAGAAGATCGGGCACAGCCAGCACCTTGGTCACGTCCGGAATCTGGAATGTGGCCTCGGCGTGGGTGTTCAGAACAATCTGAGCATTGCCCAGGCTCGGATTCTGCGTCTGAACTGTGCCGCCTTCGGCGAGGTTGTTAGCCACCAGCACCGGCGGAATGGGCACGTTCACCGTGTCTCCCGCCTGCGCCAGCGTCGGCTCAAAATCGCGATTGACCAGGTTACCCATGACAAGGTTCCCCATCAGGACGGGCAAAGCATCGACCGCCACCAGTTTGACAATCGCGTTGGCTACGTTGGTTGACGTTACTGCTGCCATCTAGTTCTTCCTTTCTTCAAAGTTTTTTGCCTCTGAGGGCGTTGTTGCTCCCGCGCCGCTGTGCCTCTTATTGCCCGCCCAGCGTCTGGGAAGCGATCTTGGCCACCTCCTGACGAACTCGCTCCAGTTCCTCAGGGTTCATCCCGGGTCGGATCTTCTCCAGATCGATGGCTGGGCCGGACTGTGGCGCCAGTCGCTGACTTGCGCCGACTCCCGATCCACCCAGGTTTCTGGCGGGCAGAAACTCCGGATTTTCTGCCACAAACTGCTTGAGGTAATCCCGCAGGCTGAGCGTGCCGTTCTCGCTGATGGCCACCAGGCGCCCGTCTTCGGTGCGCTTGACGTCGTCTTTTACGGCTTTGTAAGCCAGATCCACCTTCACCACACCCAGCCTTTGCAATTCGGCGCGGATCAGGGCGTTGCGTTCCGCTTCTTCGGCTATCTGGCGGTTGCGTTCATTCTCCTGCACCAGCTCGTTCAAGCGGCGCTCAAGCTGCTCGCGCCGCCGCCGTTCTTCAGCCAGTTCGCTTTTGTAGGCCGGCTCGGTTTTCAAGCTTTCCTGCCGCTTGTATTCAGCGATTGCTTCGCGAATTACCATGCGTATGTCGGGTATCCCCTCTGTTGCGTTTTCAACTGTTTCTTTCGGTTTTTCCTCCATGCCTCATCTCCTTGTCTCCGGCGTTGCCGTCAACTTCGTTCACACCATTCGTCCAGCTCTTGGACGATTTGGTCCTTGGTTTCCTGTCGGGCATCGCAAAGGTATTTCAATGCCAGCTTGCGAAGCACATGCTTGCGCAAGGTTTTTGAGCCGCTGGCCAGCTCCAGCAACCGGCTGGCATCCTCCAGCTCCCCGTTAAAATCTCCGATATCGAATTCATCTAGCCCGGAAACCTCCACCGTGATGCCGTCTTCCCGGGCTGCCTCTACGGCGCCCAGCACGCGCTTCATGTTGTCTTTGACCGCATCGCCGTAGGCTCGCAGCACTTCTTGGGTGATCGTGTAGTCCCTTTGCTTGCTTATTCCAGATTGCGCCGTGCTGCCGGAAAGGGTTCCGCCGGCCTGCGTCAACAGGTAGCAGACCCGGTAGATTTCCTCTTTGAGACGGTTGAGATTTTCAGCCGCAATCTGATAAACCTTCCCCTCCGGTTCAGTCCACCCGAAGCGATCTTCCGGACCAAGCTGTATGTAGTACGAATCGCCGACCATCTGGTCCCACTCGCGGTCAGAGTAGATAACCGGCGAGGCGAACAGCCCCATGGTCAACGCCCAGGAAAGCGCATTAGATTTGTTGAAATGTTCTATTTGAAGCGATGCGGCTTTGTTGGTCAGCCACAAACCTTCGCTGATGCGAAACGGAAAAAGCGGAACCTTGCCGAGCTTGGCTAAGCCGTGCCGCCCGTGCGCCACTAGGCGTGGCTGTCCGTTGTGCTGGGTGGTCTCAGTACGCTCGTAGGTCTTGTATTCTTCTTTGTCGAAGTAGATCCAGCGCGTTTCTTTGACCCAGGCGCTGCTGCCCGGTTCATCCTGCCTCAAGCCCGATGTCCTGATTACCACCCACTCGAAGTTCCCCCGGTCGTCGTAGCGCCAGTTGATGACTTCCTGGGGGCTGCAATCCACACGGTATGCCCGCGCTTGCCCCAGAGCTTCCTCTTCCGCCCGGTTGGCCGCCGGCCGCTCCGAGCGCGGAAAATCCACCAGAACATATGCCGCGCCGCAAACCAGCGCCTCCACCAAAACCCGCCGGTAGAAATCGGAAAGGCACGATCCCCGTAGATCGCAGTCCTCTACAAATTCGCTGTAGAAGGCCCTCGCCGTTTCGTTGGCGCCTTGGAAAGTAAGTATCGGCTCGCGCCGGAATAGCGTCGCCGCATACCAGT